GCCGGGGCAACCGTTCGCGCCCGTGCCCGCTACCTTGCCGCGAACAACCCTTGGCTGAGTCAGGCCGTGGCGAATTGGGTCGGGGCATTGATCGGGGCTGGAATTTTGCCGACACCGAAACACCCCAACGCCGCGACCCGAAAGGCGCTGGCAACGCTTTGGGGGCAGTGGACGGAAGAGGCGGACGCCGATGGCCGCACCGACGCCTATGGCCTGATGGCAGACATTGTGCGTTCCGTGGTCATCACGGGGGAAGCCTTCGCGCAAGTCATCTTGACCCAAGACGGCCCACGCTTGCGGCTCCTCCCGCCCGAACTTGTTGACGAGTCCATGACCCGCGAACTTGGCGGCGGGGCTTCAATCCAGCAAGGTGTGGAGTTCGACTTCGAAGGCCGACGCGTGGCCTATCATGTCCTTCCATCCCGCCCCCATGACACCTTTGCCATCTATGCCCCGCCGGTTCGAATCCCGGCTGACCAGATTCTCCACATCTTCAAACCGCTTGCCGCCGGGCAGGTCCGGGGCGTGTCATGGCTTGCCCCGATCATCCTGCCCGCATCGGACTTCGACCAGCTTTGCGATGCCCTGCTCGTCGGCTGCAAAGTGGCCGCCATGCACTCAGCATTTTTGGTCGATCTGAACGGCACGAGCGGCGAACCCTACGACGGCACGGAGTCAGGCGGGATTCTCGAGTCGGGCCTTGAACCCGGCACAATGAAAAGATTGCCAAGCGGAATCGACGTTCGCTTCAACTCGCCGGGGCAGGTCAACGAGATCGGGGCCTTCCTTCGCTTGAACCTTCAGCAACTGGCCGCTGGCCTTGGCCTGCCCGAACACCTTCTGTCGGGCGATCTTTCCGGAGCGAATTTTTCCAGTTTGCGCGCTGGCCTTCTGCCCTTCAGGCAAAGAGTCGAGCAAATCCAATACCATGTCCTTGTGCCGCAACTGTTGCGCCCGATCTGGCGTCAGTTCGTGACTTGGGCAGTCCTGTCCGGCGAAATCGACGCCCCCGACTTCGAGTCGAACCCCCGCGATTATCTGGCCTGCGAGTGGCTGCCGCCCGCCTTCATGCAGGTCGATCCGGCCACACAGGTTCAAGCCGACGTGGCCGAAATGGAAGCGGGCCTGACTAGCCGTCGCAAGCTGGTGGCTGCCCGTGGCTGGGCATTGGAAGATTTGGACGCGGAACTAGCCGCTGAAGGCTGGCAAGCCCCCAAGCCAAAGGAGACGAACGATGCTGTCTGAAGCGCGCAGAAACGTCTTGCGACGGGCCAGCTACATACAGGCCAAGGCCACCCAAAACGAGGCCAAGCAAGCCCCGTCATCAAGTCCCCGCCTGACCGCAGACCCGGCCAAGGCCAGCGTAGTCCGTCTACGGGACGGCAGAACGATTCCAGCAAAGGAGGCCCGCAAATGATCTACACCCGCCGCGCAACCTTCACGCCCGACACGTTCGACGCCGCCGCGATGACCATTGAAGCGACCATCTCGACCTTTGCGCCTGTCACACGCCGGGATGCCCGTGGACCCTACACCGAACGCCTTGACCGGGCCGGGCTTGATCTGTCGGGCCTTGTCGGTTCGCCGGTTCTGGACGGGCACCGGCAAGGCTCTGCCCGCGATGTGATCGGTGCGGTTGTCGCACATCGCATGGAAGGTGGAAGCCTTGTGGCCACCATCCGGCTTTCAAGTGCAGCCGACGCCGCGCCGATCATCACCCGGATTCAGGAAGGCACCGTTCGGGGCGTTTCCATCGGCTATCGCGTCACCCGCTGGGCTGACTCGGTCGACCCCATCACCAAGGCCCGCGTTCGGACGGCGGCGGCTTGGGCAATTTCTGAAGTCTCTGCCGTCCCTATTCCTGCCGATGCAGGCGCAACCTTTCGGAGTCAAACCATGCCTGAAAACCTAATCGAAAACCCGGCGGCACCGACCCCCGCTGAAAACCGTGCGGCAATCCGCACCATCGCCCGTTCCGCTGGCATGACCACGCAACAGGCCGACGACATGGTTGACCGTGATCTGACCACCATGGAAGCCCGTGCTGAAGCCTTTGAGGCCATGCAGACCCGCGCCCGGCAAAACGCCACACATCCGCACCGTGGCCACCCATGAAGACCCTGCCACCGTCATGCAGCACCGTTCCGACGCCCTCTACGCCCGCTTGTCGGGCACGGCCCCTTCGGAACAGGCCCGCCCCTTCATGGCCGAATCGTTGCGTGATCATGCGCGGGCCACTGTGGAAGCGACGGGCACCAGCACACGCGGCATGGACACAGACCAGCTTTTCCGGGCCGCCATGCACACCACCAGCGACTTCCCCGGCCTTCTGACCAGCACGGGCAACAGAACGCTGGTGGCGGGCTATCAGGCCGCGCAAAGCCCGATCAAGACCGTCTTGGCCCGGCAAACGACCACGACCGACTTCCGCACCATGACCAAGCTGCGGTTGTCCGACGTGGGGCTTCTGGAAGAGGTTTCCGAAAGTGGCGAGGTCAAATCCACAACCCGTGGTGAAGCCGCCGAGTCCTATGCCTTGAAGACATATGCCACGCAGTTCGCAATCAGCCGCAAGGCCCTGATCAACAACGATCTGGGGGCCTTCAACGACTGGGGCGCAACCGCCGGGCGCATGGCGGCAGAGACGGAAGCGAACCTCTTGCTGAACCTGCTTCTGTCCAACCCGGTCATGGGCGAAGACGGGCTGGCCTTGTTCCATGCGACGCACGGCAACCTTGCCGCCGGTGCTGCCCTGTCTGTGGCGACACTGGACGCGGCCCGCCGCGCCATGCGGACCATGAAGGGCTTGGACGGGCAAACCCCGATCAACGCCGCTCCGGTGTTTCTTGTCGTGGGGCCTGCACGGGAACTTCTGGCCGAACAGGTCTTGGCCGTGATCTATGCCGCGACCGTGGCGACCACGAACCCCTTCAGCGGCAAGTTGACCCTCTTGGTTGAACCGCGCATCACCGACAACCGCTTCTATGTTTTCGCGGACCCGGCGGTTCTGCCCGTGCTGGAATATGCCTACCTGTCTTCGGCCCAAGGCCCGCAGATGGCGTCTCGTGAAGGCTGGGATGTGCTGGGCATGGAGTTCCGCGTGGTTCTCGACTTCGGTTGCGGCGCAATCGACTGGCGTGGCGCGTATCTGAATCCGGGGGCCTGATATGTCCTTCGGGCCGACTCCACCGGGCCAAAGGGCCTATGACCTTCAAGGGGCCCGCGAACGGCTTCAGGACGCCCGTTTTCAAGGCGTCCTGACCTTCCGGGACCAGAACGGCGAACTTGTCACCTACAAGACCGACTCCGAAATGGCAGCGGCCCTGAAGGCGCTTGATGCCGAAATAGCCCGGCTGGAAGGCCGGACAACCGCTTCCACCATCCTCTTCAGAACCTCGAAAGGAATCTGACCATGAAAAACTATGTCCAGAAGGGCGCGAATCTCACCCTTGCCGCACCCTATGCCGTTACCAGCGGCGGGGGCGTGAAAACTGGCCTGATCTTCGGTGTTGCCGCTGGCACCGCCGCAAATGGCGCGACGGTTGACCTTATGACCGTCGGAGTCTTCGATCTGGCCAAGGTCAGCACCGACGCCTTCTTGATCGAGGCCGCAGTCCATTGGGATGACACGGCAAAGGTCTGCACCTCGACCACCAGCGGGAACCAGAAGATCGGTGTGGCCGTGGCGGCCGCCGCGAACCCGTCCGGCACTGTGGCCGTGCGGCTTAACGGGACGTTCTGAAGCCATGACCAAGGCCGCCCCAATTCGCCATGACGCGCTTCCGCCGCCCACGCGGCGGGGGCTGCATCGTGACGAGTCGGCGGCCTATGTTGGGGTCAGTTCCAGCACCTTCGACAAGATGATGGAAGACGGCGCGATGCCGAAGCCCATGCAGGTCTATGGCCGAAAGGTCTGGGACGTGCGGGCCTTGGACCGAGCATTTGATGCCTTGCTTGGTGGTAGCGCATCGGCACAAGATGACGCTGATGACGGCGGTTGGGATGAGGTGCTGAGATGATGAGGAAGCCCCCGAAGTATTGCCAAGGCTTCCTTGATCGTCATGGAAGCGCCCGCTGGTATTTCCGGCGGCCCGGCTTCGACCGCGTGGCGCTGCCCGGTCTGCCGTGGAGTCCAGCGTTTATGTCGGCCTATGAGGCAGCCGCGAAGGGCGAACCGAACAAGGCCGGGGCAGGGGCCGCCAAGACCGTTCCCGGCACTGTGGCAGCCCTTGTGGCGAGTTACTACCGGTCTGCTGAATACCAGAACCTGAAGCCGATCACGCAACGCACCTACCGCAGCACCATGGAACCTTTCCGGGCGCAGCATGGCGACAAGACCGTGGCCAAGCTGAAGCGGGAACACGTCAAGGCGATCATTGCCAAATTGGCAGACCGCCCGGCGGTAGCGAACAATTGGCTAAAGGCTATCAAGATTTTGATGCGCCACGCGGTTGATGCCGGGATGCGCCCCGACGATCCGACCCTTGGCATCAAGAAACTGCGGACAGGTTCTTCGGGCTATCGGACATGGACCGAGACCGAGATTGAAGCCTACCACGCAAGGCACCTCGTTGGCAGCCGTGCCCGGCTGGCCCTCGACCTGTTGCTCTACACCGGGCAGCGGCGCGCTGATGTGGTCCGCATGGGCCGCCAGCACGTCCGGGATGGGGTTTTGACCATCCGCCAATCGAAGACCGGGACAGAGGTAGAATTGCCGCTGCATCCCGCCTTGCGGGCATCATTGGAAGCGTTGCCCCAGATGAATATGACTTTCCTTTTGACCGAGTATGGCAAGCCGTTCGCTGTGGCCGGATTCGGCAACTGGTTTCGGGACCGCGTAGTGGAAGCCAAGCTGCCCGATGGTCTGTCTGCCCATGGTCTTCGTAAGGCCGCCTGCCGTCGCCTTGCCGAACTGGGATGCAGTGCCCCGCAGATCATGGCCTATTCGGGTCACAAGAATCTGAAGGAAGTGCAGATCTATATTGAAGGCGCGAACCGCCTTGGACTCGCCCGACAGGCCCTTCAGATGCAGCTGGACGCGGACGAAAACAGAACGCGGATTGTCAAACTCGCGTCAGAGGTTTGACAAAATGAACCCTAATTGCCTGATAAATAAGGCAATTAAAGTCGGATTGGTAGGCCCGGAGGGACTTGAACCCCCAACCAAGGCGTTATGAGCGCCCTGCTCTGACCATTGAGCTACAGGCCCACCGATGTCGCTCGTAGCAGATAGGGCGGGCCGGTCAAGACAGGATGGCTGAGGCAGGCTAGGCTTGCGCGCCCCCGGACACAAGCGTCACGATCAGGGTCACAGAATGGCCCCGCATCGGCCCGCAGGTTCCCGCATTCATCCGTCCCGCCGTTGCACGGTGCACGTGGCTGGTGTATCCCACGCGCCACAAGTCCCCCTCGCTGCCCGGAGATTGCGCATGAAGAACGGCCTGACCTATGCCGACGCAGGTGTGGATATCGATGCAGGCAACGCGCTGGTCGAGAGGATCAAGCCCGCCGCTGCGGCAACCCGTCGCCCGGGCTCGATGTCCGGCCTTGGTGGGTTCGGCGCGTTGTTCGACCTGAGGGCCGCAGGCTACAGTGACCCCGTTCTGGTGGCGGCAACCGATGGCGTGGGCACCAAGCTGCGCATCGCCATCGACACGGGGCACGTCGATACGATCGGGATCGACCTTGTCGCCATGTGCGTGAACGACCTTGTCTGCCAAGGGGCTGAGCCTTTGTTTTTCCTAGATTACTTTGCTACCGGAAAGCTTGATGTTGATCAGGCCGCCCGCATCATCACCGGAATTGCCGACGGATGCCGCGCCTCTGGCTGTGCACTGATCGGGGGCGAGACCGCCGAGATGCCGGGGATGTATCACAAGGGCGACTTCGATCTCGCGGGCTTTGCCGTCGGCGCGATAGAGCGGGGGGGCGAGCTGCCGCGGGGGGTGGTGGAAGGGGACGTGCTGCTCGGACTTGCGTCAGACGGGGTGCATTCCAACGGTTATTCCTTCGTGCGCAAGGTGGTGGAAATCTCGGGCCTTGGCTGGGAGGAGCCCTCGCCGTTCGGGTCGGGGAGTTTGGGCGAGGCACTTCTTGCGCCGACGCGGCTTTATGTGCGGCAGGCCCTGGCCGCGGTGCGGGCGGGCGGGGTGCACGGGCTGGCCCATATCACCGGAGGCGGGCTTACGGAAAACCCGCCCCGTGTGCTGCCTGAAGGGATGGCCTGCGAGATCGACCTTTCGGCATGGACGCTGCCCCCCGTCTTCCGGTGGCTGGCAAAGACGGCGGGAATGGCGGAGGCGGACCTGCTCAAGACCTTCAACTGCGGCATCGGCATGATCGCCGTCGTGGCCGAGGATCAGGCCGGGGCGATTGCCGACCTCCTGCGCGCCGAG